AGTATCTCCAGAAGGAGAGAGACAAATTACTATCCGACAATCCAAAGGCTAATGCCAAGAAGATAAACACCCTTGATAGGGCTATTAGTGAAGAGAGTGGCAAGGATGCTTTGAAAGATTATAGCGAGGCTTTATCTCAAGAAATCGCACAGGCTAAAACGGCAGTTGATGCTTTGAGTATTATAGCGGAGAAAAGAAAGGCTCTCTTGGGTGATGGCTCTTATATAGACAACGCACAGCGTGAAATTCTTGACCGTGCGGAGAAAGATAGCAATAATAACTTTCAGTCTCAAGTGGAAAAACTGCTTACTGATTATGCCGGCTATCTAGATAGGAAGCTAGAACTAGATAGGAAGTATCAAGCCGATTTATCTGCGCTTGCTCTTGCGCGTGTCAAGGCGACAACTGACGAGGAAAGAGCTCGTATTGATAGGGCGATGACCGAGAGGAAAAAGCAGTACAGCCGAGACAGTAAAGTATCGGGAGACTCAGAGTATGATAAGATGCTTCAGACATACAGGAGTTTTGAGGAGAAAAGAGCTGCCATTGCCGAGGAGTATGACGAGAAGATAGCTATTGCCCGAGAGCATAAAAACAAAGAGCTTGAAGACCGCCTAAATAAAGAGAAAGGCAAGGCTATGAGCAAGCTTGCCATAGATGAGATGAGGGATAGTCCCGATTGGGCTAAACTCTTCGGGAACTTTAGCGAGATGGGTACTAAGGAACTTGAAAAACTCTTGTCTATGATTGAAGGTAAAACTGCGGTCTTAGGAATAGAACTCTCGCCTGAAGACTTTAAGGTTATACAAGACAAGGTAAAAGCATTAGGTACAGAGATACGAACGCGAAATCCATTTAAGGGGATAGCTAAGGGATTTAAAGACCTAAAGAATGCTACGAATGATGATGCAAAGATTGCTGCAATGGCAGGTATTTTTGAAGACTCAGCTAGAGCGGGCAATCAACTAAAAGGTGTGCTAGAGGATGTAACGCAAACCCTAGATGCACTAGGCGTTGAAGGTACGGAAGAAATCGGTCATGCAGTCAAAGCTATTGAAGGTTTTGCTAGTGGTGTTCAAGATGCTGTTATGGGCTTTATGTCAGGCAATCCGGTTCAAGCCGTTAGTGGCACTATTAAAGCCGTTGGTTCTGCCATTAGCTATTTTGCAGGTGCGAATGATAGACGTGCAGAACGCTCAATAAAGAGACATCAAGAGAATATAAACAACCTGACTTCTTCATACAAAGAATTAGAATGGCAAATATCTAAAGCATTGTCGGGCGAGTCATATAAGCACTCTCAGGCAGCAATAAAGAACATGAAGCAACAGCAGATAGAGCTTCAAGGTATGATGGAAGCCGAGAGGGGTAAGAAGAAGAAAGATGACGGCAAGATAAGAGAGTGGCAAGAGCGCAAACGAGAGCTTGATAGAAACATTGCCGATATGGTGAGTGGAATGCAACAGAAGCTCTTGGGAACAGATGCAAAAGGCGTTGCTTCACAACTTGGAGATGCTCTCGTGAGTGCCTTTGAGAATGGAAAGAATGCAGCGGAAGCCTGGGGTAATACGGTTAAGAACATTGTAAATGGACTTGTGAAGAACATTCTAATCCAAAAGGTTCTTGAAGAACCCATTAAGAATATCATCAATAAATACACTGACAGATGGGTGGACAAAGACGGTAGATTCAATGGCTTTAACGTCGTAACTAATAGTGTAGATGCCTTGTATCAGGAGTTGAATGCAGAGTTGCCAAAGGTTGAGAACGCATTCAATGCCATTAAGAGCAAACTTAAGTTTAATGAGGATAAAGCGGACACATCTCTAACTGGAGCTGTTAAAGGGGTTTCGGAAGAAACTGCAAGCATCGTGGCTGGACAACTGAATGCTATGCGCATCAACCAAGGCGAAGCTAATAATATGCTTAGGCAACAGTTGGCGTCACTCAGTCAGATAGCCCAAAATACGGCATATAATAAGCTCTTAGTTGACATTCACAGAGAACTGAAAGATATAAGTGCAGGGAGTGGTAATTTGAGATCTCAAGGATTAAAGTAAAGTATTAGGATTAGTATGGATGCAGTTGCAAAAGAACTAGCCAAGCAGGCTAAAAAGAATGGTATTTGCGAGGAGTGGTACAAGGAGCTAAGAAAGCTAACCGATAAGCGCGCAATGGTTGATATGTACATAAGGGGGATAGACTTCTGTCTTGCCAATGATTATCCTACAAATGATTACATACGTGAGCATTTTAAGGGGGTAATGGAAGAAAAAGGGATATTCCTTGATGATAGTGTCAATCTTGTAAACTTCCGTTATTGCGTTGCTCTTGGTAAGACCAAAGCGACTATCAAAGTAACAGGATATAAGGTGTGTGAAGTTTTTGCCAAGCACCAGTCGGAGGTCAATGTAGTGGCCGAGGGTGATGCTTTTGTGGAAATTGATATGTTTGATGACTCTACCCTTTATGTAACGAGTGCGGGAAAGGCGAAAGTGCATATAAATAGGTATGGTGGCACACTCAGATTTGAGCAAAATGATGATAGTGTTATCAAGGTCGTAGAAAAGGATAAGAAGACTTATTAGCTTATGGCATATCAAAGTAATTACAGCATAAACGGCATTAACTTCAAAGATTACGGTGTGCATGTGTCCGAGTCTGAAGGATTGCTTAATCGCCCTAAGTTAAAGGGACTTTCCAAGTTCTCTTGGGATAATTACCACGGAGAGGATGTTGATTTGACGCATAAATACTACGAAGCACGAGAGATTACCCTAACGTGCTTCATTAAGTCAACAGACAAAATCGATTTTCTTGTAAAGCTAACCGAGTTTGAACAGCTATTTGATGCAAGAGGCTTGCAACGTTTATTTGTGGATGTTCACCCCACGAAGCCTCTTGTCTATGAGGTCTATTGCAAGGACGAAATAAGCGTGTCTAAGCGTTGGAGTGAGCATAATATGATAGGCACATTCAAATTGAAACTTTCAGAACCTTATCCCCTTAAAAGAGTGCTCAAGTACACACGTACATCAGACGCAACGAAGACCTGCACAATCAATATCACGACAAGTAAATATGTTAATGTGTTTTGGGGTGATGGTCGTGTTGATGAGGATATAGCAGGTAAGAACGTGACCTTATCACACGAATATAAGGAGAACAAAGAGTACCTAATCATCGTAACTGGGTGTATCGATGAGATTACATCATTTAATTCAAATGCTACCCTTGTATGGAACAAATTATAGTAACACGCAGGAATGGCACTACCTATCCTCTTGCCGTAAAGAAAGAAGCCACCGCGATAACGCAAGCCCAGCAGTCGTGGGGGTTACTTGGTGATGACCTTGTGCAGATTAGCATTGAAAGCCCATTTCCACAACAGCACGAAATAGGCGACTGGATAAGTGTATTCGGGCGCATATATACCCTAAATCAATTGCCTAGGGTACGAAAATCAGGCGTACATAAGTATGCGTATGATCTAACCTTTGAGGGCGTACAGTATGACCTCTTACGAGCATTCTATGACGTAACTATTGAAACGACAGGTAATACTCTTCAAGACGTTCAGGGCGATGCCTTGACGGGGAATTTGAAGAGATTTGCGACGGTGCTTATTGCTAATGCTAATAGAGTATTCCCCGATAAATGGAAGTTGGGTACTTGTCCTGATACCGCTTCGGATAAAACTCTGACCTTTGGAGATGGTGATAATTGTTTGGCTGTATATCAGAATCTGTGTAAGACTTTCGATGTAGAGGCGAATATATCCGTGCGTGATGGCGTGCGAACGATAGATTTCGTCAAGAGAGTTGGCACAACGCACCCTTTCGTCTTTGAGTTCGGAAAGGGAAAAGGATTGTATGCCCTTGACCGCCAGAATGTGGATAGTAGCAACATCGTTACGCGCCTTAAAGTGTTTGGTTCGGCAGACAACATAACGAATAAGTATAGAGCGAATAGGCTTTGTTTGCCCGGCAAGAGTAAGGCGCATTCATTTATTGAAGAGGCTACGGCTATTCAGAAGTACGGCATTCACGAGGCACGCAAGGTCTTTGAAGACATCAAGCCTACATTCAACGGTAGGATCTCTGAGCTTGTCGCAGGGAGTGTACTGAAGTTCAAAGATACTTCTATGTTTGATCTGAATGCCCTTGAGGCTGACGGCAGAACAACGAAATACCTAGTGGCTGGTGTTAGCGCAAAAATACACTTCAACACGGGCAATCTTGCGGGCTATGAGTTTGATATTCATAAGTACGACCACGCAACAAGGACATTCACGCTCAAGAAGCTAACGGATGATAGAGGAGCGGTGTTCCCTTCTGCTACTTCTGTGGCTTTCCAGTTTGCTGTAGGTGACGAGTATAAGATACTTGATGTTACACTTCCAGAGCAATACCAAACGGAAGCTGAGCGCAAGTTGCAAGAGCAAGGCAATGAGTATTACCGACAGAATAGCCAACCAAAGGTAAAATATGGCTTGAGCTTATCAAAAGAGTACCTCATGAAGTTATTCGCAGACGGGACGACGAGCCTATTTACGCCAGGTGATTATATCAATATCAAAGATGAGAGTATTGGCGTTGATAAGGCTGTGCGTATACAGTCCTTACAGCGTAGTTTGTTCGATGTCTACAATTATACGCTCACTATAGCCGATGTCGCGGAGAGCAATATTACGACAAGGGTAATATCTGAGCTTCTAGAGATAGATAAAATCACGACGCTTCACCAACTGAAAGACCCAACGAGGGCTAAGGCTAATTGGCGTTCGTCACGCGAGGTCTTAGATATGGTCTTTGACCCTGAAGGCGACTACTACACTGACAAAATCAAGCCTAATTCTATTGATACGCTTGCACTTTCCGTTGGTGCTAAATCTATGCAGTTTGCGCTGCAGAATGTTGTCTTTGAGGCCAATTATCAGGGGCAAAAGAATGTCGTAAAGGTGTCGGAAGGCACCCTGACGCACTACACGATTGAGGATAGTCCGCGTACTTGGATAGTCGCCCCCGCTGTGATCTCATTAGAGGAGGATAATACGCCTTACTATATATTGGCTAGATGTAGTAAGTCTGGGGACAGTGCTACAATAGTATTTAGCAAATCGCCTATACGTGTAGAGCAAGAAGCAGGGATGTATCACTTTTGGATTGGGGTTATTAATTCTGTTGATGAAACTTTGCAAGCGCGCTCAATGTCGCTCACTTATGGCTTCTCCACAATCAACGGACGCTTCATTAAGACCGGTAGGATAGAGAGTGCCGATGGTAATACCTATTTTGATTTAGATGCAGGCGAGATTAGAGGGAACATACTCTTTAAGGGCGGAAAGACGCTTGATAATGCTGTTTCGGACATCATCAAACAACCTATTTCCGAGGCTAAATCATACGCTGACGGCAAGACTAATGACGCACTAGCGGAGGTTGCTCGCAGGGACACGGCTCTTAAGACGGAGTTAGAAGGCAAAGTAACCGCCCTACTATCTAGCGTTAGCACCATTCAAGGCGACTTGCAAAGGCAAATTGACAGACAGATAGAAATGTTTTGGGGTGAGCAACCGCCAACGGGGCGCATAGGCTGGAAAGAAGCAGACGATGCCAAGCACGAGGGCGACACCTACACCTTGCGACCACCCGAAGGGGTTACCATTACTCCACAGAACGCAAAGCAATATCCTAATGTTGGTAAGTCGTGGCGATGGCACGGAAATGGCTGGCTAGAGATTGCAGACACTGATGTAACACGCGCTTTGGCTCTTGCTGGAGAGGCTAAGGCTTCAGCAGATGGCAAGGTTACACACTTTAGAGGTAGTTCAATACCAACTGGCTACAAGCAGGGCGACCTGTGGACACTAACAAGTTCTTGGAACGGCTTTAAGCAAGGCTCTATCCTCACGGCTACTCAAGATGAGGTTATAGGGCAATACAACCCTGCTCACTGGAAGGAGGAAGTTCGCTATACCGACGACACGGCTATTCGCACGCTATCTATCGGTGGGCGCAATTATATACGCAACTCTAGCCAAGAGTTTAAGATGAAGGGATTGCATAAATTTCTAGAATTAAGCGATACACTCAAGGCTGGTTCTGCAGTTACCATATCTGCATATATCATCATTCATGCACAACCAAAGGTGGAGGGTGACAAAGCGAGACTAAAATTCTTATTAACTCCCGCTACTTGGAGTGAGAATAATTGGGGCTTAGCAGAATTGCCTACAGGTGTAAGCGAGGGAATTGTGCAGAAGACTATAACGCTTGACCGCGATGTTACTAGGCTTTGTGTTTATCCTAATCAATACTATCTAAAAGAAGATAAGGGCGCAGAGGTTACGGTTAAATGGATAAAGCTAGAGTATGGCAATAAGGCTACTGATTACACCGAAGCACCCGAAGATGTCACAGATGCGCTTAAGAATGTGGAAACAGACAGCACCGCCAAGGCTAACCAAGCATTGAATGACGCTAAAACCTATGCGAACACGAAGACCCAAGAGGCTAACACATATACAAATACTAAGGCTAGCGAGGTAAAAACATACGCAAGCCAACAAGCGAGTACCGCTCTCAATGATGCTAAGGCTTTCGCTAGGGAGGAAGACGAGAAGCGAGAGAAAGTGTTAAGAGCTTTTATGATGCAGGACTATTTGCGACAAGTCATCAAAGACGGATCAACGCTCATAAAGGGAGGGTTGCTTGCAACTAATGTTATTGCCTTAAAGAGTACCAACGGCAAAGTCTCTAGCTACATTGACGGCAACGAGGCTAATAACATAGCCTTTGCAGCTGGGGTTACAGATGCTTTTACGGCTAATGAAAAGCGAGCCGTGGAAATTACACACGATGGTAACGCACGCTTCGGGCAGATGCACCTCAACGGACACGACGGAGTATTATCGTTTGCACCTATTGGGAGTGCAGAATCTTACCTTAATATCGGTGGTGTGGCTAGACCACTTGACAGCCTACTAGGCGGAACTTTGAGCAGTGACGATAGAACTGGTTCTGTAGAGTTTAGACCTCCTACAATAAACTCAGATGCCGAGATAACTAATACTAATGAGCTAATCGGCGGAATGAATATTACCAAGGACGGCACGACTATTAAGTTTAGCGGTTCTTACAATATCAGCGTAGACCAAGAGTATCACGAAAATGACACTAGCACTTATCCTTCTAGACCAACAGATACTAGCACTCTTAAGCGTGCGAATGCTATCGGCATTCTTGAGATTAAGCTAGTCAAGAAAGGCGAACGAGGTGATGAAGATAAGGCGCAGATACTATACGTGTCTAAGCAAGGCAATGACCCTACTAGAGGCTCGGTAAACTTTGTAGCCAGTGCAACTATTGAAAAAGGTGTTTACAAGGTCGTTGCCACTTGCACGCATAAGGGGGCAAGCGTTGGACGCTCATCAACGATAGCCACAGCGAATATTGCAACGAAGGTAACCAACAAAAGCTCGGAGGTCTATATCGGCAAGGACTCAATGTACGCAGTCTTTGGGCGAGAAAACTTCCTGCACGTCAGCGAGCAAGGCACGACCATCAAGGGCCAAACCAATATGCCGGGGGTGCTAGCAGCGGGCATCGCTAAAATATCAGGCACAGTGCAGAATGCCTACGGAGCTAAGGTCAATAGACAAGGCTATGAAGGTGCTTGGTGCGAAAGACAAAGGGATAATTCATACAAAGTCTATCATAGCATCGGGCATTCTAAATACTCCGTGCAAATTACCCCTATCAATACACGAGATACTGGCTGTGTCTTAGATGTTTCAGACTATTACTTTACGTGCTGTTTTTACGGCACGATGGATAATGATAGGTATCAACACGACTTCCATTACTTGTGTATAGGCCAAAATACTAAATAAAAAAGGGGGAGGCTACTTATTGGTAGCTTCCCCTCTTTGCTTTTATGTAGGTCTATTATAATTTGCCCTCGGCTTTCAATGTCTTATATTCAGCATCGGTCAAAGGATAGGCAACGAAGGCTTCTTGCATCAATCTATACACCTCTTCGTGATTACCTGCCTTATAGGCTTCTTTGATTTTTCGGCCTGCTTCACGCATTACGGCATTCGGGATATAGCCAACTACCTCTTTAGGTGTTCTAGCATCGTAAAATATAAAGTCGTGTCCGTCTATAAAGTCAAGCGAAAGCTCCCCCTTCTGCGTAATGATATAATTGCTATAAATCCTAATAGTATGCGTATCAAGTAGCTTATCCTCTTCTTTGATACCTAGAGTCGCTTCACTAGTTGTATTTGGGAGGTAGAAAAATAGCATGTTCAAACGCTTCATACAATCCTCAACGCTTCTGGCTGACTTGAACGGCTTGCCGTCCTCTGCTCTCAATGCTCTAGCCCCAGAAGACTTGACGTGAACTAGGAGGTCAGTTGTTTGTATAAGCCCCTTTCTAGGTTCGTTTTTCTTGGGGTTACAAGCCGATAGACCGATTAGCACTGCCACGGCTAGGGCAACAATCTTTGTAAGTTTAATCATAATAGGTAGTAGTATTTAGTTAATGATACAGCAAAGTTAATAATTAAAAGGGCTTTTAGATGCAGAAATTTACACATAAGTTATTTATATCTATATTATAGTGATATATATTATATAGATTTGTAGATATAATACTTGTAACATTATGTCTATAACACGTTCGGGGGAGCAAGTATCCCCACAAATAGGAAAGATGGGCAGTATCACAGAATTAAATGTGAGGAACTTTCATTTGCCTGATGGGCAGGGATTCAATATCAAGAATGAAGGTGCTGCACCTATCAAATTACATGTCCAACTATCGGGTATGGAAGAAGGCGTTTTCGTAGAAACAACATTCTTTCTCGGGTGGAATCCCGAGATTGTAAAAGCAGTGAAGAAGCAGGACGTTTCAGATTACAACTTGAAATGGGGGTATTAAAGTATGGGGCTAATCATTAGCATAGATGGTAGTGGCTTAGGTTTTAGTCCGCAGGGGCAAGGACAATCTAATGAGCTTATTTCAGAGCAATTTTATGGGGTTGAATTTGATACGGAGATATCCAACCCTTCAGTCGCTAGGATAGGAAAGATAGAGCTTCATCACTCTTTGCCTATCCACTCCAAGATGAGGAGGTGCATTTTGAAGGACTCAGGCGAAGTTGCCTACTACCTTAATCCACATAATAGCAATTTAAAAGAAGATGGCGAGCCTGCTGTTCTTGACGGCTCTGATGGTCAGGTGATGGTAGAAATCCCTTCCTTTTATTATAAGTTTGAGGAAGAGGGTACTAGGCGGAGGGTGATGTTCTCTGAGAAAGAGATAGCAGGCTTCAAGTTGTGGAAAAAGTGTTATGTATCAGCTTATGAGGCAACAATACAACGCTCAACGAATAAGCTGTCAAGCGTTGTCAATGTAAGCCCTGATTATCGAGGAGGAGTAAATGATGCATCTAGAGATAATACATTTAAGTCATTGCTAGGTAGACCTGCAAGCAATTTTACGCTAGATGAGGCGCGTACGTATGCACGAAATAGAGGTTCTGCTAATTGGAATTGTTATCTATACAGCATTCATAAGATGTTGTGCTGGCTATTTGTCGTTGAGTATGCTACATTAAATACTCAACTTGATTATACTGCAGAGAAGATTGATGGTTTCATGTCGGGCGGATTAGGTCTCGGAGTCTTTGACTTCTCTGTTTTTAGTGCTTGGGGTTATAACCCATTTGTGAGTTGTGGGGCTACGAATGGAGCAGGTAATAACACGTCAGCTGTTAATGTCCAAATTAAAAATAGCGAATCTACTTCGTCTATCGTCAAGGTCTCGACATATAGGGGAGTTGAAAATCCATTTGGACATATATGGAAGATATCCGATGGCATTTACTCCGAGAGACGTAACTCAAATGGTATGAAATTCTCAGACTTGCGTTTGGCGGATAGTCTTGACATACTATTAAATCGGGGGCATGAATTCTGGAGATTGGTCAGTTATGTGCATAATCAAGAAGGATCAGGATATGTGAAGGAAGTTGTTTTTGGAGATTACGGTGATGTAATCCCTAAAGCTATAGGCGCGAGTAATACCACATACTTCTGCGATGATTATTACGGAGGAGGAGAAGGTATGTTTTCTTTTGGAGGAGAGTCTTCTCTATCAGCAAATCGAGGAGGAATGTTTTTATCTCGCATCGACCGCTTAGGCATGAGAGCTAGTTTCTTTGGAACACGTCTTTGCTATATCACACAATAAAGTACCAATGATTATGAAGTTAAAAGAATTGGAGGCTAATGCATACTATGATATGGTAGCAGGGAAGCCCAAAGAAAAGGAGAGAGATAATGATGGTTCTTGGCTGTATCGCTATAATATAGAGCCCGACTTTGATAGCAGTTTAGGTGGAGATAATCCAACGCAGATAGGTTGGAAGTGTAGAGAGCTAAGGCTATTCGTTGAGCCTAATTATGAAAACCTCAAGCGAGCAATAATCGATAGTGTCTACAGTGCTGAAGCGCGCTTAGATTTGATTAGTCGTTACAATGCTTATATATCGGCTATAGGTGATGACCCAACAATAGGTGATGAATATAAATCTTTTATTCAGTTTTGTAGGGATGTAGATGAGCTTCTTAATAGCTATAAGAAAGAACCACATGCTTCGCAATCAAGCGTTGTACCTAGATTCGTAACGAACCGACAATTCCGCCTTATTCTTATTAGCCGTGGCGTTCGTTTGGAGTCGGTAACAGAGGAAATTAATAAGTTACCTACTCCGTATAAAGAGCAAGCTTTAGTCTCTTGGGAGTATTCGCCCACGTTTGAAAGAGCTAACCCGATGGTACAGCAATTGGCACAAAAATTTGGCTTTGATGATGTGGCTTTGGACAACTTGTTTATTGAAGCGGATAAGCTATGAAGACATTTTTTCTAGGCATAATGCTCTTTCTCCTCTCTCTTATCCTTATTCTGCCATTAACTGTTGCGAACTTCCTAATCGTGTCATTGAAAGGCAAGGCAAGTGGCTACTTTATGAGTACGGCAGTAAATCTTGATAGGTTCGGGAATTATGAATTTCGTACTCTATTTAATTCAATCTTTATCAGGGCAGATAGCAAGTTTCGGTTTGGAGATTTTGAAGAGACTATTAGTAGTGTTTTAGGCAAGAATAAGCGTGCCGGCACATTATCTAAAGCTGGTAGGATGTTAGCAGGTTTATTAGATGCGATTGAAAAAGGGCATTGCGAGAAATCAATAATAGAAACTAAGAAGTAGTGTATGACAGAATTATTTAAGACGATTATCCCGAGTTATGGGAGGTACTGTATGAGTACCTTTGGAGCTCTCGTTGCCATGTTACAGCCAACCGTCCCTTTTATCATTATATGCACAATTGCTATTCTTTTTGACTGCTACACGGCATGGTCTCTATCTCGACGTGTTAAGAAGAAATATCCAGGGGCAAACGATGGCAAGTTTAAATCTAGGTATGCCGGTAGAGTATTTGTCACACTGATTAAGGTGTATGCACTTACAATCCTTGCCTACCTTGTTCAGACATTTATACTTGAAGGGCTTCCGATAAAGCTAGCCAACATTGTAGCCGCTGCCGTATGCTTTTGGCAGGTGTGGTCTATGCTAGAAAATGAAAGCTCGTGCAATGATGCTAAATGGGCAAAGATAGCGCAGCGCATTCTTGTAGATAAAACGGAAAGACATTTTGATATTGATTTAAGTGAATTAAAAGAGAACAAAGAAGATGGCGAAAGTTGAGATTTTAGCCCCATATATAAAGAAGTGGGAGGGTGGATTTGTAAATGACCCAGCCGACAGAGGCGGTGCGACAAATAAAGGTGTTACCATTGCTACATTTGAAGCCTATTGCAAGGCAAAGTATTTACCTAGACCTAACGTTGAGCGTCTAAAGCGTATGACAGATGGCGAATGGCTAGATATACTTAAAACGATGTTCTGGGATAAATGGCAAGCCGATAAAATTAAATCTCAGAAGATTGCGAATATCCTTGTTGATTGGGTGTGGGGTTCAGGCGTCTATGGCATCAAGATCCCGCAACGCATTTTGGGCGTTAAGCAAGATGGTATTGTAGGCGATGAAACGCTCAAAGCCCTAAATGCACAAGACCCAGATAAGCTGTTTCAGGTTATTTATGAGGCACGCAAGAAGTATTTGAATGATATTACTATTTCTCGTCCAACCAATAAGCGATTTCTAAGAGGGTGGCTAAATAGGCTTGAGGATATAAGGAGGTTATCATGATGAGGTTTATTGTATTTCTGCTTGCTATAATTGCCCTTTTGTCTTGCTCTTCAAAGAAAAAGAGTATAACAACATCTCTAGTTGTTGACACTTCTGACCAACAAAAAGAAGAGAGATTTGATTTTGCCGATAGGTTTGTTGATACAGCGAAAGTGAAGTATACAAGTTCTATTGTTACGGAGATTGAGTTCTATAAGGCGGATAGTTCTTTAGGTAACATTGAGAGATTACTCATTGATGGACCTATAAATTTATCTGGCATTCGTGGCGCGTCAATAAAATCTATTAAACAAATCAAACTTGATGAGCATAGCAAGAGCAATGGCTCAAGCAGAGAGCGTAAACGAAGTAGCGAGACAAAGCAGGCATTATCTACTCGTAGGGAGCATGCCCATCAGCATAACCAAGTCTCTGTGTCTACAGACTCATACAAATGGAGATATATTTTTTATATCCTCCTTATTGCCCTTGCTTATGTTCTGTATTTGGAGAGAATGCCAATAATCAATTGGATAAGGATAGTGTTGTGCGGATTGATTAAGAGATAATATGGTACACGATTTTAATAGTTAAATTCATCTGTTTATTGAAGAAAACGCCCTAAAAACATCTGTTTTAGGGCGTTTCTGTGTACATTTTCGTGTACTTGTTTGTTAAGTCCTTGATTTTCAAGGTTAATTGCGGAGAGAGAGGAAGCCAGACTATAATATCATAGAATACCATATAGTGTCATTTGTGGTATTTTGCCATATCTCTATAGTCTGTTCAATATCATAGAATACCAAATTGAAACTCTATGGTCGTGTACATTTTCGTGTCCCTCATTTTTACCCCTCTTAATCGTGTACATTCTTATAGTAAATTGAATTTTGACATTGATTTTTCTTTCAATTCATCTACTATTTTTGCATAGGGCTTCATCGCTTCAAAGTTAGAATGCCCCGTCCAACGCATTATCACTTCAACCGGAATGCCTAATTGTAATGCGGTTACAACGAATGTTCTTCTACCTACGTGTGTTGTTAATAGGTACCATTTGGGATAAACTTCTTCGTGTCTTTGGTTTCCCTTGAAGTATATGATACGAGTTGGTTCGTTAAGCCCAGCAACTTGTCCTAATGTCTTGAGATGAGCATTCATCTTTTCATTAGAGATTACCGGCAGCACCTTATCTCCAGGAAAATCGCAATCTTTATATTTATCAATAATCGCTTGTGAATGCTTGTTGAGCTCAATTCTTAGCCCGTCAACCGTCTTCTTAGTTACAACATGCACAACTCCTCTTTTTACATCAGAACGCTTTAGTTTGGCGACATCTGAATATCTTAGACCTGTAAAGCATTGAAATAAGAATACATCTCTCACTCGCTCTAGTGCTTCTTGATTTGGCTGAAATTGGAAGTCTTGAAGTAGCCTTACTTCTTCTTGTGATAGGTAGATTATTTCTTTGGAATCTACTGATATTCCTTTTAGCTTTGGTTTGAATGTATCGTGCAGATCTCCATTATAATAACCTTTTTGTGCTGCCCACCTCAAGAACCATCTTAAAAATGAAAGTTGCTTGTCTATGGTTGTGTTCCGGAAGCCCTTGTTGCTATAATATGTAACAAGCCCTTGTAGCTTACTTTCGGTGATGGAAGGAAAAGACAGTGTCGGTGCAAATTGTTTTAGGTGCTTGCGTAATGTTCTAAACTTTTGATACGTTGAGTCTGTCCATTGATTTTTATCCCCGACTTGTTTAGTAAATAAGTCAAAAACAGCCCAAAAATCAAGACTTTGACTATCATCCATCAATGAAGCCCTTCCGATCATATCGTTAAATAAATCTTTTACCTCTTGTGAGGTAGGGATTCTTTTTTCAAGAAGCTCAAATCGGGCAAAAACCTCGTTGATTTGTGATTTGTATTCATCGATAGCTCTATTGGTTTCGGAGGCTTCTTTATTTCTCGATGAAACACGCTCGGCTTCAGTATCCCATTCGGATAAATTAACCTTTCTCCCTAGAGGAAAATCAAAAGGTCTTTCTCCTTTAATGGTTACACGCATTCTTATTGCTAGATCTTTCTCTTCTCCATGCTTTCTCTTGTGGAGTATAAATTTAACTATGCGCTTGATTAACATACCCTATTTTATCTCTAAAACTCCACGACCTAGTAGAAGCCAATCTGCAGATACGCCAAAATC